ATATCAATAATATCGTAAAGAACTCACATGCTGGGTATAAAAAAGTAAAAGAGGGGAAGCAGCTAAGATACAATGACCCTAAAATGATAGCACAACGAATATTACAAAAGACTGATGATCCCTTGAAAGCAGAGGCATTTTTAAAGTTATATAATAGTTTTGACGAAGAACAAAAAAAGCGAGCTGAACATTACGCTAGATCGCTTGGATGCCTGACATAACAACCCACGATATTATTCTTTTATTTGAAGAAGCAGCTAGAATAGATAGACGGCTTCCACCAGCCTTTAAAAAAGCAAGCACAACCTATTGGATGGATTACCGACAAGAGAAGATGTACCAGCATTCTTGGCATAAGTCAGAATTTAAAGTTAAACCTACACAAAGACAAGTTACAAGATGGTGGATTGCTAGCGAAATATTACGATCGGTCGTTGAGGATATAGACACAAAAAAAATTATATGGTTAAGAGCTAGGCGCTTTCCTTGGTCGAACATCGGTCGTATGTTCGGATATAGTCGGCATAAAATTAAAAAAATTTGGGAAGAAGAAATGATCTATATTCGGTTATGGTTGCAGCTTCATTCCAATAATAAAAAAGTTAATGACATGATTGACAAAATAATGCTAAAAAAAAGATATAATTAAGATTTTTGTGTTTTCTTATATAATTCTAATAATTGTGGTAACCATCGAGGAACGGTCGTTGATTTATTTATCCACCTGGAAACAATAGTTCTATCTGATTGGTCCGAGCTGTTATAAATTAGTCGGCATAAATCACCCTGGCTCATGTTGTTAGATTTTAAAAATTTTTTAAGTTCAGCAGCGGTCATATAAATGTTTATACACTATAAGAGGATAAAAAAAACCCCCTATTGAATAAATAGAGGGTTATATTTAATTTTTTTATTTTCTTTTCTCACACCTTTAGAAGCTAATCTTTTTTCTTTTTTGCTTCCACATCTACCATGAGTGCTGGCTTTTCTTTTACCAAGTTTTTTTAAATAACTACTTGTCATTCTTAATAACTGTATTTTCTTTAATATCTTTTAACCACCATTTAGTTTTAACATGGTAATTAATTACTTTTTTTATGTCAGATTTATTATCAAAATAAAATTTAACACTTTGAATTTGATTATTTACTATTTTTGGCAAACCTAATACAGTTTGGTCATTGTAATAAGCATAATACATATTTTTTAATCCTGTTCCTCTTGTTAAAGGTCTAGGTGTAGTTCTTTTTAATCCTTTGCCTTTTGTTAAAGGTTTATTTTTTATTTTTTTCATAGTCATTTTTTAAGCTCCTTTTTTTATTTGTCTTAATTTTCCAAGCCAAACTAATACTGGAATGAAAACAAGACCAATTAAACATCCTAGGCAAGTTCCTATTGCCAGGGAATAAGATAAGGTGGACATTCCACCTAAAAAGTCAGAACAAGCATTGCCAAGACCAGCACCAATAACAGCACCCAAACCTTTTTTAAGTTTTTTGGGTAAATACTTTTCTAATGACAATCCTGTCATTGCTCCAAGTATCATGATGCCATTGTCAACAATGCCATAAATAATAAAATTAATCATATATAATCTATTAGAGTATATACACTATAAGTCAATACATATAATAAAATAAATATAAAAAAAATTATGACAGGCAGACCAAGTAAAAAAATACAATGCCAGGCAAAGCGAAAATATGATGGCAATCAATGCCAATGCAAAGGAATTAAGCAGAATAATGGGAGATATATTTGTCGTTATCATGGTGGTTTATCGACTGGTCCAAAGAGTTTAGAAGGAAAAATAAGAGCTTTACAAAATTTAATACAATATAAGGATAAGAATTATGAAGAGATCAAAGGAATTATTGCAAAAAATAGCGGAAAACCTACAGTTAGGAAATACCCTTACTAGCATCTGCAAGTCCAAAGATATGCCTAATCTGGCTACTATCTATAAATGGATGGATAAGGATAAGGAACTAAAGGAAACAATAACAGAGGCAAGACGAATTGGTGCAATGACCTGGCTGGATAAATGCCAGGATCTATTGGACAGGGAAACACCACCCCAGGAGGTGATGCTATTAAGAGAACGACTTAATCATGGTAGATGGCTGGCTAGTAAGCTGATAGCTGTGTTCGGAGATAAGCAGACTATAACTAATGTAGGAGATCCAGTTATTAAAATAGTGTGGGATGATGGTTTGTCGGAACGCAAAGGCGAAGCTTCCACGCATGCGATAAAGAGTTCGGTTAATAAACTTGACGAACAGCTTGACGATAACCAGGAAAAGAAAAGCAATAAGCCAATGATTAACTGATTGCTGAACGATTGAACGAGGTAAATTCATTTATTTATATTGTTTTTTCAAAATATCTTAACCTCGATCCATCCCATTTAATCCTGGGGGATTTAAAATATATACATAGGACTTTTAGACACTCATGCAAACAAACACAGACCTTCTTCAAGCCGTAGTTCTCTACGATGAAAAGAATAACAAAGTAAACATTGAACTAACAAACTTTAATGACAAGGAAGATGCCTTAATGGCTGCTAGGTTTATTATTGCTGCCTTAAATATAACTGATGTTTCCTTACCACCAAATAACGAGGATACCGTACACTAATGAAAATCTCAGATAGCACCAATGTGCAAATGCCGCTTAAAACGGTTGTTAGCCTCATCACACTTGTCGCTATAGGAACCTGGGCTTACTTTGGCTTGATTCAAAGAATTACAGAATTAGAAACAGCAAAACAACTTATGGAAGCAGATCTTCTTAAAAAAGCGGAGCAGACACCAGTCGATCAGGAACAGACAATGATCCTGGAATGGTTGGGAACACAAAATGCTACAATGGAAGAAGAGTTAGAGTCAATGATTAATAATAAAATAAATATTGATTTCCTAAAAGAGCAAGTTTCAAAATTACAAAAAGATGTGGAAACACTAAAAGACAAGGTGCGTGCTAATGGGGGTGCGGAATAATGGAAATTATTTCAGTAATAATTTTATTTATTTTTGGAAACATGAATGACCAAGAAACACAAATGACGCAATATGTGCCGATGGCGAATGTGGGAGAATGTTTAAAAGAAAAAAGATTATTAAAGAGGGATAAAAAGTTTCCAAAAGATGCTTTCTGTTCCCCAGCCTATGTAGAAATAAGCGATGAGGGAAAGATTATAAAATTATATAATGAAGTTCCTGAAGGAGCTGTTCTTGTAAAAAAAGAAATTAGCAAAGAATCTTTTAAGGAATGGACTTTACAAGCAAAAGAAAAGTGGAATAAAAAATAAATGAATTTTACAGTAATCCCTCTAACTTTAAAAGAAGCTAATGAATTTATAACAACACACCATAGGCATAATAAAAAATGTGTAGGACATAAATTTAGTATTGGTGCTTTATATAATAACAAATTGGTAGGTGTTGCTATTATAGGCAGACCTGTATCAAGACATTTAGACGAAAAATATACTGTAGAAGTATTAAGAGTTTGTATTAAAGATCCTGCACCCAAAAATGCTTGTTCATTTTTATATGGTAGAGCATGGAGAATATGGCAAGCTATGGGTGGAAAAAAAATTTTAACTTACACTTTAGCAAGTGAAAGTGGATCTAGTATGAAAGCTGTAGGGTGGGAAAAAATATCTGAAACAAAACCTTTTAAAGAAGGCAAAGGGTGGACTACAAGAAAAAACAGAGTGTGGCAACCTGTTCATGCACAATTAAAATTTAGATGGGAACAAACAAATGCAAATAATTAAAATACCTTACTCTCCCAGACCCCAACAACATGAATTACACGATGCGTTAGGTAAATACCGATTTGCTGTAGCAGTAATGCACCGTAGAGCTGGGAAAACCGTATTCGCTATTAACCATCTTATCAAGATGGCATTAACCAGCGATAAAAAAAATTTTAGAGGAGCATTCTTTTCACCAACGAGGGTGCAAGCAAAATTGATTGCTTGGGATTATTTAAAAGAATTTTCAAGAAAAATACCTGGCATGAAGTTTAATGAAACAGAGCTGCGTGCTGATTTTCCTAATAATTCTCGTATAACCTTATTTGGTGCAGAAAATCCCGATAGTGCTAGAGGACAATACTTTGATTTTGTTGTCTGCGATGAATATGCACAAATGGATAGCAGAATGTTTCCAGAAGTTATCAGACCAGCAATAGCTGACCGTATGGGTAAAGTTTGCTTTATTGGAACACCGCAAGGAATGAATAGTTTTTATGATCTATTCGAAGAGGCAAAATCACTTTCTGATTGGTACACATGTACTTTTAAAGCAAGTGAAACAGGATTAGTACCTAAAGGAGAATTAGACTCAGCAAAAAAACTGATGACCGAAGATCAGTACATGCAAGAGTTTGAATGTTCGTGGACGGCAAATATATCAGGATCGGTGTACGGAAAAATAATTCAAAAGATGGAAGATGAAAAAAAGATTTCTCATTATCCGTATGATCCAGGTTATCCTGTTGATTGTTATTTTGATTTAGGAATAAGTGATCAAACAGTAATTTTATTTACACAACAAATCGGAAGAGCATTCTATGTGATAGATTGTTATGCAAATTCAAATCAATCACTTGACCATTACGCCGATTATGTTAAAAAAACAGGATATAATATCCGCAATTATGTCTTTCCGCATGACATAGAACAACGAGAGTTATCTACTGGACATTCAAGAAAAGAATATGCGTTCTCCATGGGAATGCGACCAATTAAGGTGTGTCCAAAATTACCAATAGAAGATGGTATTCATGCGGGTCAGATATTATTAGCCAAGACCTATATTGACCGTTCTAATTGCAAACCATTTTTGGATGCAATGAAATGGTATCATAGAAAATGGTTGGATAAACAACGAGTTTTTTCAAAGCCAGTACACGATCATTCATCACATTATGCTGATGCTTGGAGAACGGCAGCGATTGCCATCCAGGAATTAGATATGAATGAAAATAGAAAACTTGAAAAATTTGCATCAGGCACAAACTATAACCCCCTAGAGATAAGGAATTAAGACAATGGGATTTTTAAAACCAAAAATGCCAGCTCCGCCTCCACCGCCACCTCCTCCGCCAAAGTTGCCACCCGCAACGGCACAGGAACAATATACAACACCTGAAGGAACAACAACGGTAGAGAGTGAAGCAGCAAAAAAAATAGCTAAAAAGAAAAAAGGCTATACCGAAACAATTATGACAAGCACTAAAGGTGATACAAGTACACCTGATTTGTATAAAAAAACTTTATTAGGTGCATAATGGCAGCAAGTACAGCTAGTAAAAATAGAAAAGAAAAAAGAGAAAACCGAAATAAAACAATAGCACAAGAAGTAAAACAATCTGTTGCTAAAGAATTAGGTTTAAAGACAACTGTTCCAGGACCGTTTGGTTATTTACAAGGTGAAAAAACAACTCTTGCCTATAATTTAAAAGGAAAAGACAAAAAGTTTTATGGTCAAGAAGCATCTGCTGCTACAAATGAAGCATTAGTAAAAAGAGGAATATTAAAAAGAGGATCACAAAATCCTGATGGTTCATGGAACTATCAGCAAGTATCGGGTTCTGGTTATAGTGCTTCAGATATAAAAAGTATTAAATATGGTCAATCTGGAGGGGGTGCAATGGGAAGTGGCGATCCAACAGGTGCAATGTCATCAACTCCAATTTCAAAAGAAATGTTGCAACGACAAAATAAAATTAAAGGTTTAACAACAGCTGCATTATCATTTGCTGTACCAAGTATAGGGGGAACAGCATTACGATTAAGTGCAACAAAAAGTTTAGCCGATGCTGCACAAGCTCAACCAGAATACAACGAATACATGGGTAAATTTGAAGCAAAACAAACAGGTAAAAAATTTACTAGCACCCGTAATGTGCTTGGTTTATTAAACAGTCAACATAATAAAAAAACATTAACAGATACATTAGGATAAAAATGAAAACAGCAAATGAAGTAGCCGAACAATTTAATAAATTAAAATCAAAGCGAGCAAATTGGGAAAGCCATTGGCAAGAAATAGCTGATTATGTTTTACCTAGAAGAGCCGATGTAACAAAATCCCGTTCATCAGGTGATAAAAGAACAACATTAATATTTGATGGTACAGCTCTTCACGCATGTGAATTGTTGTCATCATCCTTGCACGGTATGTTGACGAATGCAGCAACACCGTGGTTCAGCATGCGTTTCAAGAATGAAATGTTGGCTGCCGATGAAGAAAGCAGAGAATGGCTCGAAGCCTGTACGCAATCAATGTACATTGCTTTAGATCGGTCTAACTTTCAGCAAGAAATACATGAACTGTACACCGATTTAGTGACATTCGGCACATCGTGCATGATGATTGAAGAAGATCCACAAAAGTTATTACGATTCTCCACAAGGCACATAAAAGAAATATATATCAGCGAAAACGACAAAGGTGTTGTCGATACTGTACACCGTGAATTTAAAATGACCGCTAGAGCTGCATATCAGCGATTTGGTGAAAATTTATCAAGACGATTAAAAAAAATAGCAGAAAATAATCCGTATGATGAAGTAACAATACATCAATGTGTAAAACCTAATGATAAACAAAATCCATATAAAATGGATGATCAATCAATGGCATTTACCAGTATTTATTATGATTACGAAGATAAAAAAATAATTTCTGTTTCGGGATTTAATGAATTTCCTTTTGTTGTACCAAGATGGTTAAAGTCATCTAGCGAAATGTATGGCAGATCACCATCCATGACAGCACTCCCCGACATTAAAATGATAAATAAAATGTCGGAAACAACAATTAAAGCGGCACAAAAAATGGTTGATCCACCATTACTTGTTCCTGATGACAGTTTTGTCTTACCTGTGAGAACACAACCAGGAGGACTTAATTATTTTAGATCGGGTACAAGAGATAGAATAGAGCCATTGAATATTGGTGCGAATACTCCAGTTGGTTTAAATTTAGAAGATCAACGAAGAGAAGCAATTAGACAAGCCTATTTTGTGGACCAACTCTTAATGTCGCAAGATGTACGAATGACTGCAACAGAAGTAATGCAACGAAACGAAGAAAAAATGCGTTTACTTGCACCTGTGCTTGGACGGTTGCAATCTGAAATGCTACAACCCCTTATTACTAGATGCTTTAATATATTACTGCGTAAAGAAATATTACCAACTCCTCCCGTATCTTTGCAAGGTCAAACAGTTGATATTGAGTATGTATCACCGCTTGCTCGTTCACAACGAACAGGTGATGTACAAGCAATATTACGATCATTAGAGATAATTTCACCACTCGCACAAATGATGCCTGTGATGGATTATTTGGACCCTGATAAACTCGTTAAACATATTACCGATGTATTAGGTGTACCAAGAAAAATATTACGGTCTGACCAAGAGGTTGCAATGATTAGACAACAACAAATGCAAGCTGCACAACAACAAGCTGAACTCGATCAAGCATCACAAATGGCAGAGGCGGGTGGCAAAGCAGCTCCATTATTAAAAGAGGTAAATAATGCCTAGTCAAGAAGATCTTATTAATCAGTTGCGAGAAACCTATAAAAAAGTATTTGAGTCTAATGAAGGTGCAATAGTAATGAAAGATATAGAAAATAGATGTGGTTATAATACATCGACTTTTTCCAAAGAATCTTCCCATGAAACAGCATTTTTAGAAGGACAGCGAGCAGTCGTATTATTCATTAAATCAATGTTAACACGACCACCAATGAAAAAGGAGAAAAAATAATGGCTGAAGAACAGACAACTGCACCTGAAGTGCAATCTGAACAACCAACAGAACAACCAATACAATCAGAACAAAGTTTTGTTGATACACTACCCGAAGATGTGCGATCAGAGCCATCGTTAAAAAATTTTCAAGATGCTGGACAATTAGCAAAAAGTTATGTCCATGCACAGCGAATGGTAGGTGCGGATAAAATATCCGTTCCAACAAAACATGCAACCGATGAGGATTGGAATCAAGTATTTTCTAAACTTGGTGTTCCTGACTCACCTGATAAGTATGAAGTAAAATATGAATTACAGGAAGGAGCAAATGATACTCCTGTAAAAAATTTTATTTCTGAAGCACATAAGTTAAATTTATTACCCCATCAAGTTCAAGGTGTATTAAATTATTATTCCCAGTTAGAGCAAAATGCAAATGACTCTCAACAAAAAGATATGGAGTTAAATAAGATTGAAAATGAATCTACTTTGCGTAAAGAATGGGGATTAGCTTATGATAAAAAAATGAATGAAGCAAATAGTGTATTTAAAAATTTTTTTGCAACAGATTTAGCAGATGTTAAATTGCAAGATGGCACACCACTTGGCAATCATCCTGGTTTTGTTCGTTCATTAAGTGAAATGGCGAGTAAGTTCAGCGAAGATAGTATGGGTGCTGGTCAGGAAGAATCTGGTGGTATAACTCCAGCAGAAGCGGACAGGGAGATACAAAAAATATTAGGTGATCCTAATCATCCGTATTTTCAAAAAAATCATCCTGGACATAAATCTGCTGTTGACGAAATGTTTAAATTAAATAATATGAAATTTGGAGTTTCAACAGGGTAGTTCGTAAGAATCCTGTTTGACAATCTGAACAGAAGATCGGCTATCAGCCGTTAAATGAAGATTAACCTACATCGTAGATAATTACTCGACACTTAACCTTTTCACTAAATAGGAGGCAATAATGTCAAGTGAAATTACCACGGCTTTTGTACAGCAATACTCTGCTAACGTACAAATGCTTGCACAACAAATGGGTAGCCGTTTGCGTGAAGCTGTGGATGTGGAATCTGTTACTGGAAAAAATGCTTAT